TAGTAGAAAATAAAAAGATTGAACCAATGCCACCTAGGTTTTTAGGAAGGCACGGAGGGTTTGAAGTAAAGTACACTGAAGAAGATTATAAAAAATTTGATGAGGAGGCAAAGAGTGACACAATACAAAGAAAAAGTAGAAGCAAGAAAACAACAGCTTGAAGAGGAAGCTAAAGCTAAACAGGTTATAGCCATTGATACAAGATACAAAGATGGTAAGTGGACTGAACAAATAACAACCTATGCAAGTGGTAGAACTGTTACAGAGTATGCGGACAAAAGAAAGAAAACAGTTGAGGAAGGTTGATGGCTAAGATATGGAACAAGACAACACATACACCGGCTACAACAGGCAGAGGTAAGAAAACAAGTCAAGGTAGAAGGAACATTGGCACTGCTACCATGAACAAAAATAAAAAAGCCAATCTAAAAAAATATCGAGGGCAAGGTAAATGAGAGTTAAAGTTATAGAAACAAAAGAAACTGTATGGGAACTACCGGATAATTATTTTGATAATAAAGATTATGATATAGAGGATTTATCTGATTGTGAAATTGCAAGTCATTTTGAAGCAGGTAAAAAACTTTGGGAAGATACCAAAGTAGATGATATATCTTGGGATACTAGAGTTTTCAATTACGAAACTAATGAATGGGAGGAATTGTAAATGAAAATAATAGCATGGCATATAGGTATCGTTAATGAAGATGGTACTGAAGAAAAAGTAATTGATGTACCTGAATGGGTAGCAAAAAGAGTTGACGAGTTTTTAAATGAACTTGAAGAAGAGTATAATGATGGGGAGGAAGAATGAACATATTTTATTTTTATGATAGCCCAATACAATCAGCAGAAGCACAGCCTGATAAGATGCTAGTGAAGATGCCATTGGAAACAGCACAGATGTTATGCACAGCACATAGAGAACTTGACGGTGATGATTATGCTGATAGAGTAGGACTATACAAAAGAGCTTATTGGAATCATCCATGCACGATATGGGCGAGGGAATCAAGTCAAAATTATTCATGGTTGTATGCACATTTTTTAGCACTAGGTATGGAATACAATTATAGATATGGTAAAGAACATGCAAGTATTACTAAACTTGCTAAACCTTTAATGCATTTCCCAAAGAATATAAAACATAGTAAAATGACACCGGTTGCACAAGCAATGCCGGAGGAGTATAAAGATGAGGACCCTATTGTTGCTTATCGTAACTACTGCATTAACGAAAAACACTATGCCAAATGGGAACGAGGTCGTGATAAGCCTAGTTGGTGGCATACACAACACAAGGAAGTTGCATGAAAATATTAAGAGGTAGAATGTACGAAGCTACAAAAGAACATCTGAGAGGACAGAGAGAAAAACATATTGCTAATGCAGAGGTTATGTTGAGTAATCCAGTGGGTATTGGAGAGCATTCAGATGTTATTGAATCAATTGTAAGAGAGCTTGAGCAAGTTGCACACTATGATGACATGCTCAATGCATTAAGAAACCATTTTCAATAGGGGATTATTATGAATTACATTTATCAAAAAATGTTAGAGGAAGATACGAAGGCAATCTTTGACCGTGAACAGTTTAGAAAATTTGATGAGTACATTGCTAAGAAGTACAAAGATTTTTATGAAAATAAAATCAGCTACCAAGTGACCAAAGAGGGCGATAAGTTTATTGTGGAATTGTTTGATACAAGTGTTGTAACTATGAGAGATATAGTGCTTGACATTTTTGAATAGGTCCCTATAATTATAATACTCAAATAAATACTGGAGGAACTATGTCAGAGAGAGTACAGAAAACACCGGATGGAAAAATCCAATATTATGTTATGGAAGGTAAACTTATATTTCCTTCTATCAACGTCCCTAACTTTAAGTTTAAAAAAGAGGGTTTGTGGGAAACTTATTTAATTCCTAATGACCCTGAAGAACTTGAGGTTGCAAAGAAAATAGGTGTCAAAACCAAAAAGTGGGATGACATACCTGAAGCTATATATCTTAAAAGGTATACTACACTGAAGAACGGTCAAGGTAATAGACCGGTCAACGTGAAAGATGCAGACGGTAATCCTTTCTTATTCCAAGATGAATCAGGAAGAGAAGTTGTAGTTGGTAATAACACTGATGCAAAAGTAATGTATCACTATTGGAATACTACAAACAGTTATGGTACATTCCATACTTACATTCTTGATGGTGTTCGAATTCAAAACCTTGTTGAGAAACAAGACGGAACAGCTTCTATCGAAGAAGCATTAGACTTTTAGGAACTATTATGATTATAACTATTAAAAATGATGAAGGAGTTGAAACCAATTTCGACATCAATCTAATAAGCGATGAGCAGAAGAAACAAGAAGCTACTGTCATCGTACAAAAAGTAGGTAATCTACAGGTCGTTATCGAGGCTCTTGATTTTGCCTCAAGGACACATAGAGCAAATCTTGAACAACTACTAACTGGTTGTGAAGAAGCTGTTGTCGAAGAAAATCAAAACACTACTGAGGAGAGCAAGGAACAGTAGTATAATCTAGGGTTGCTCGGGGGTGTTACATCATTTACCTCCTTGCTCTATCATTCCTGAGTGACCCGTTTTAAGTCAAGGAGGCTTATGGCATTTGTAAAGTTACATCAACCATGTCCTGAATGTGGTAGTAGCGATGCTTTATGCATCAATGAAAACGGCACTGCAAAGTGTTTCAGTTGTGGTCAATTTCTAAAAAGTTCAAAGGAGGATAATACTATGGAGCCACTTAATACAATACAACCTAATAACAACAGTTATGATAATCAACATGGAGCAGTCTTTGGTCCATTGATTGATAGAAAGATATCAAAAGAAACTGCTCAAAAGTATGGAGTTAAAGTTGTTTATAATCAGAACCAAGAAGTGGTACAGCATGTCTATCCCTTCTACAACAACAATGAGCAAACAGCTCATAAGGTTCGTTATGTCAAAGATAAAAACTTTAGCTTTCATGGTACCTATGATGGGACTGGTTTGTTTGGGGAACAATTATTTAAAGGCGGTAAGTATATAACTCTAGTTGAGGGAGAGTGTGATGCCCTATCTGCATATGAGTTGTTTGGTTCTAAGTATGATGTTGTCTCAATAAAACGAGGATGTCAGGGAGCAGTCCGTGATGTCAAAGATAGTCTTGAGTTCTTAGAAAGCTATGAGAATATTGTTATTTGTTTTGATAGTGATAAGGCAGGTAAGGAGGCAGCACAGAAAGTAGCACAGCTCTTTACTCCTCGCAAAGCAAAAATCATGAACCTACCAAATGGGTATAAAGATGCTAACGATATGCTCAAAGAAAACAAACATGCTTTATTTGTTAAATCATTTTGGGATGCAAAAACATATACACCTTCCGGTGTTATAAATGTATCTGATAAAAGAGAAGCCTTTCATAAGAGAGAAAAGAAACATAGCATTCCCTATCCTTGGGAGGGACTTAATACAAAGCTTGTAGGTATGAGGGGAGGAGAACTGGTAACTCTAACTGGAGGAACCGGTCTTGGTAAGTCATCCGTAACAAGAGAAATAGAACATTGGCTCATAAAGAATACGACAGACAATGTAGGAGTTATTGCTCTAGAGGAAGACTGGAGAAGAACCATTGACGGAATCCTTTCTATTGAAGCAAACAACCGTTTATATATAGACCACATAAGAGAACAGTACAGTAAAGAAGACTTAGATAACTTCTTTGATATTCTCTATGATGGGGAAAACAAGAACAGAGTTTGGGTCCATGCTCACTTTGGCACCAATGATATTGATGAGATATTTTCTAAGATACGCTTCATGATTATTGGATGTGATTGTAAGTGGGTAGTGCTTGACCACCTTCATATGCTTGTAGTTGCAACCTCAGAAGGAGATGAACGTAGAGCTATTGATACCATCATGGCAAGGCTTAGAAGTATCGTAGAAGAAACCGGAGTTGGTATGATACTTGTATCGCACCTGAGAAGGATTGATGGGAACAAAGGACACGAGAACGGTATTGAAGTATCCTTATCTCACTTGAGAGGTTCTCAAAGTATTGCTCAGTTATCTGATTGTGTTATTGCTCTTGAGAGAAATCAACAGGCAGACAACGAAGAAGAATCCAACACAACAAGAATCAGAGTTCTAAAATCTAGATACACTGGGGATGTAGGGTATGCGACAAGTTTGCTTTATGATAGAGAAACAGGTAGACTTAATGAGTACACCCCTGATGAAGAGGTGAATGCAGAATTAGATTTTTAATATGAACCTTGTATTTGATATAGAGACAGACGACTTAAATGCAACCAAGATATGGTGTATTGTTTGTCAAGATATTGATACAAGGAAAGTTTATAAATTTGGACCTGATAAAATAGAAAAAGGTTTAGATTTATTACAAGAAGCTAAAACTCTTATTGGTCATAACATAATTGGTTTTGACATTCCTGTTATTAAAAACTTATATGATGTTGACTTACTTTCAAAGAAGATAGTTGACACCTTAGTTTTATCTAGACTTTATAATCCAGTTAGAGATGGAGGACATAGTTTAGAAACATGGGGATTCAGATTAAAATTTCCAAAAGTAGACTTTCAAGAATTTGAAACCTATAGTCCGGAGATGTTAGAGTATTGTGTAAATGATGTTAAATTAAATAGCCTTGTTTATGATGCTCTAAATAAAGAGGGAGAAGGTTTCTCAGTAGGTAGTTCTTTGTTGGAGCATGAGGTTTTTAAAATCATGAAGCAACAAGAAGAGAATGGTTTTCTTTTTAACAAGAAGGAAGCCAGTATTTTTGTAGCTGAACTTCGACAAAAACTAGCTGAGATAGAAGAAGAAGTACACAAGGTATTCAAGCCTAAGTGGGTAGATGTAAAACAGGTAACTCCTTACATAAAAAAAGACGGAGAGTTATCAAAACGTGGACTAACTAAAGATGAGTATGAAGAACGTTTATCCACTAAGGATTACAAACCTTTTATGCGACAAACATTACAAGAGTTTAATCTTGGAAGCAGGAAGCAAATAGGAGAATACCTTGTAGACTTTGGTTGGAAACCTCAGAAGTTTACTCCTACTGGACAACCGATAGTAGATGAAGGAACTCTATCAAAAATTAAAAACATTCCTGAAGCAAAACTTATTTGTGAGTATTTACTGATACAAAAAAGAATTGCACAAATAGATAGTTGGATTGATGCTGTTAAGGATGATGGTAGGGTTCATGGTTTTGTTATACCTAACGGCACCATTACCGGTAGAATGACACATAGAAATCCTAACATGGCTCAAGTTCCTAGTATTCATTCTGAGTATGGGAAAGAATGTAGAAGCTTTTGGATTGTTGAGGAAGGTAATAAACTTGTAGGTGTAGATGCAAGTCAATTAGAATTACGTTTATTAGCTCACTACATGAAAGACGAGGACTATATTTATGAGATTACAAAGGGAGACATTCACAGCTATAACCAAAAACTTGCTGGACTTAAATCAAGAGATGAGGCTAAAGTATTCATCTATGCCCTCTGCTACGGAGCAGGAAATCAAAAAATTGGAACGATTGTTGGAGGAAATGCAAAGAGAGGCGGAGAACTTAGAGAACGCTTTTTTGGTAGTAATCCAGCATTTGCAACTCTTAACCAACAAGTGCAAAGAGCTGCGAGGAAAGGATACTTAAAAGGGTTAGATGGCAGAAAGCTATTCGTTAGAAGTGAACATGCTTCTTTAAATACTTTGTTACAAGGAGCCGGAGCCATTGTAATGAAGAAAGGATTAGAGATTCTTAATAAAAGATTAACATTAACAAACACACCTTATAGATTTGTTGCAAACATACATGATGAATGGCAGATAGAAGTGCCTAGTTGTAGAGCTAATGAAGTAGGACAGTTAGCAGTTGACAGTATAGTTGAAGCAGGGAATCATTATAAGCTCCGTTGCCCTATGGATGGTGAGTTTAAAATCGGAGAGAACTGGAGTGAAACCCACTAAAAAATGTAGAGTGTGTAACATTGCCTTGATTAAAGGCAGTAAAAAAACAACACCTAAAGGCAATTGTTATCCGAGTAATTTGCACAATTACCAAGAAATATGTAACTCTTGTTTTTGTTCTTATTATAAAGATAAGAGAAATGAAAAGTACAAAGCTCCTTATATTAAAAGAAAAACATCTACAATTCCTTTTGGATATGAGCTTAGTGAAATAGATGGATATTTAAAACCTGTTCCTAACGAGTTAAAAATATTATATGTAGCACAAGAGCTTATTAATTCAGGAACATCTCTAGATAAAGCAGTTTCTTTTATAATTAAAAACACTAGAAGAAAAATATCTAAAGCTGCTTTATGGAAAAAATTTAAAAAGAACAATCTTGTTCCTAATTTATATAATATTAATATAGAAAAACTAAAACAACATTGTAAAGTTTGTAATCAAATATTTTATCATTCTCCGATTGGGACAAAAGCAGGAGGAACAGGAAAACAAAAATATTGTAGTGAAGAATGTAAACGTACAAACATAGCTAGAAAAAGCAGAATTAAATATTTAGTTAAAATGATAAATAAAAAACCTAAAAAAGGTTTTATATACTGCATAACCAATCCTTCTTTTAAAGGATGGGTTAAAATAGGTAAAGCTATTGATACAGAAAAAAGATTAATAGGTTTTAATGGAAGTACCCCTTTTAGAAATTTCAAATTAGAGTATCAAAAAGAATTCAAAAATTATTCAAGAGCAGAATATTTTTTATTATGTAAATTCAATCAGTTAAGTGAACAACAATCCGGTGAGTGGTTTAAAATAAATTTGGAAAAAGCAATTACAGTAATTAAAAATTATAAAGACAAAAACATTACTCTTAAAAATGTTACTGAGCATGATAGCCCTCAAAGTAACTTGATTTCTAATTTACAAAGAGTAACATATTATTAAATTAAAAATATGAAACCAAGTAAAAAAGATAGAAAAAAATTTGATTTAGATTTAGAGTATGGGCAAATAAGAGAAGATAAAGTTGCAAGTATATTTTCTAAAGCAAAGATAGAAGTAAAATCAGAAAGAGACCTTTGGCAACAGACAGGTAATATAGCTGTTGAATATGAGTGTTGGTCTAAACCATCAGGAATAAGAGCCACAGAATCCGACTATTGGTTTCATAACTTATGCATAGGGGATAACGAATATTGTACATTAGTTTTTAAAACAGACGTACTTAAAAAGATTGTAGATAAGCTAGATTATTTTAGAACTGTTTCCGGTGGAGACAATAATGCTAGTAGAATGTATCTTGTAAATCTACAAAAACTTTTTTCTTCTGACGTTATAAAAGCTTTTAAGGAGCTAGAAGATGAAGAGAACAATTGATACTCTTGTCAATGACATCTATAAAGTCATA